AACTCCCATACTCACTGTACAACCATCATTTTGATGAAGTTATTCATTTTTTCTGGTTTGATTGATAATGTGGGCGGTGACTTGTTTTGCCATCCAGATTTGCCTCTGTTAACTCGCGTCAATAGGACGCGTTATATTTTGCTACGTGACACTGGCTTCGGTCAGCGCACTTATCACAACAAGGTGTTTGATAATTGCTCTGGGGCTTTGGCTTCCGGATCATTTTGGACTACCTTGTTTAATTGTTGTGCTGGTTGGTATTGCCTTGAAACTTATTCGCTTAAATGTGAACCAATAACCTATGTGTTATTTGGTGATGATGCAATGATTTCATGCAATGCAGATGCCGCAAAGCTCAGGCGGGTTTACCAGTCTTGTGGTTTTGATATCACAGGGAGCGGAGAACGTCAGCGTATTGTTGATGAGAATATTGAAGACGCAGTTTTCTGTGGTCGTAAATTTGACCCAATTACCAAACGAATGAACCTGACTCACGATCGGTTAGGGAAAGTTATATATTTTACTAGTGTTTTAGACACAGAAGTAACATTTACTTCTAGTATGATTAATTTCTTTTCTGAGCTGGCTTGGTACCCTCAAATGAGGTATACGCAGGCTCTTGAGTCAATTAAATTAAACAACGTCCCTCTGTATCCTTACATACCTTTGGACGCCTGCCTTGTTGAGAATGTTCGTGCTCACAAGTTTTGGAGCTCTAAGAGTTCTTTAGACGATGACTCAACGAACGCAGAATACATGAGTATGTGCGTGTCCGTGTGGATGGAAGCCTCTCATTTCTTGGATACTGTCGAGGACTCCATGCACCCGGTAGTAGAAGAATGTACAGACGCAATAGAGATGCAAATGGATGAAGAAACTGATCTCGTAGATTCTCCTCCTGATCCCCCTATTAGCGATGAGACTGCAGACGATATGATTAGTATCGTCTCTACTGATGCTCAAGACACCTCCGGGTTTAGTCCGAATGAGAAAGAGTCGCAATACTCTTTCGCTCCTGGAGAGGTTAGCCAATATTGGAGTCGTCCAGTGCGTATCTCCACAGTTGAGTGGACTGTAGCGCACTCCACTGGCTATGAATTGACGTCCTTTGTCGCATTCAGTGACATTATAGATGCCGCTAGTAATTACCAATTGAAATTATCTAACACTGTCGGTATTAAAGGAACGCTTCGTGTCTTTTGCGTAGTTAATG